ACAGCTATCACAGGTTCTAATTTTGTATCTACTAATTTTGATGACAATAAATTTCAAGTTACATCTATACCTACATCAACAACTTTAACGGTAACTATGGCCTCTAATGAAGGTGGTTCTGGAGCAACTACCTCTGGTGGTATTAGAGTAAAACATTATTACCCTGTAGGACCAGCTCAAGAAGTTGCCTCAACAGGTTGGGCTTTAGGACAATGGGGCGGAACACAATCAGGACAATTTACTTCTACTTTAGCTGCAAATATTAATACATCAGTTACAAGTTTAACAATGGCTAGTGCTACATCTTTTCCATCAACAGGAACAATTATTATAGCCTCAGAATTAATTACATACACAGGAAAAAGTGGTAACACATTATCAGGTTTAACTAGAGGAGCATTAGGTACAACTGCTGCATCTCATTCGTCAGGAGTTACAGTTACAGATGCTTCTAAGTTTGCAGGTTGGAACTCAGCTCCATCAGGAGACGTTGTAACTGATCCTGGTTTATGGGCATTAGATAATTTTGGTAACACTTTAATTGCATCTATCTTTAATGGAGAAAGTTTTTCTTGGAGTGCTAATGCAGCAAACGCTACAAACACAAGAGCAGTAATTATATCAGGAGCACCAACTGCTTCTAGAAATATGTTAGTATCTGCACCCGATCGTCACTTAATATTTTTTGGAACAGAAACAACTATTGGAACTAAATCTTCACAAGACGAAATGTTTATAAGGTTTTCATCTCAAGAAGATATTAATACTTACACACCCACAGCGATTAACACAGCAGGTACACAAAGACTATCTGATGGATCAAGAATAGTAGGAGCTCTTAGAGGTCGTGATGCTACATACATTTGGACTGATACTGCTTTATTTATTATGAGATTTGTTGGACCACCATTTACTTTTTCTTTTCAACAAGTAGGTACAAACTGTGGATTAATAGGTAAGAATGCTTGTGTTGAAGTTGATGGTTCTGCTTATTGGATGTCAGATAATGGTTTCTTTAGATACACAGGTAAACTAGAATCATTACCATGTTTAGTAGAAGATTTTGTTTATGATGATATTAATGTAATACCTAAAGAACACATCAATGCAGGGCTAAACAACTTGTTTGGTGAGGTTATGTGGTTCTACCCTAACTCAGGCTCAGGAATTGTTAATAGAGTTGTAACTTATAATTATTTAGATTCAACATCTGAAAGACCTGTATGGACTACAGGTACATTAGCTAGAACGGCGTGGCAAGATTCTGCTGTATTTGGTAAACCTCATGCATCAGAATATAATTCTAGTGGTACAACACCTTCAACAAGCAAAGACCATGTCATTGGATGTACTGATGGTACATCAACATACTATGAACATGAGACAGGATTAAACCAAGTTAAAGAAGGATCAACTACTGCCATTGCAGCCAACATAGAATCAGGAGATTTTGATATTGGACAATCAGGTGGTTTAATAGGAACAGGTAATGATGGTGAGTACATGATGAAAATTAGAAGAATAATACCAGACTTTTTATCACAAACAGGTGATGCAAGAATTACATTAAACTTAAGAGACTTTCCAAATGATGTTTCTGCAAGTTCTTCGTTAGGACCTTTTACAATAACAAGTGGTACACAGAAAATTGATACACGTGCAAGAGCTAGATCAATATCGTTAAAAGTAGATAATACTAGTACAAGTCAGTTTTGGAGACTTGGTACATTTAGATTAGATATACAACCAGATGGTAGAAGATAATGGCTAGAATAGTACAATCATTAACACAACAAGGTAAAGAGTATGATCAACAATTACAATTGTCTTTTCTTAGAGATATAGATGGTATTGTACAAAAACTTAACACAACGTTTCAACAAGATGTAAAAGATGAAGTAGAAGCGTTTAACTTCTTTTTAGCATAATGGCAAATTCTTTTGTAAATAAAAAAGTAGATTTAACATCGACAAGTGCTACAACATTGTATACAGTTCCGTCTGCTACAACTGGTGTAATAAAGTCTATACTAGTATCAGAAGATTCAGGTAATGCTGACACAATAACAGTCACTATTACTAACACAGCTTCTGCTATATTTAGTTTATTTAAGACTAAAACTATAGCAGCTAATGGAACTACAGAACTATTAACAGCGCCTTTAGTATTAGAGGAAAGTGAAGTGTTAAAAGTTACAGCAGCAACCGCAAATAGACTACATGTGGTGCTTTCTGCTTTACAAATTAAACCTAGAGATACTATAACATAGTCTTGATTTACTAGGAAAAACCTAGTAGATTAGTAAACTCAGGTGAAATCCCTGCCTTAAAAATTTAATTAAAATATATATATGATAACAAGATCTCAAATCAGAAGACAATTACGTAGCCAAGGTGGCATCATGAATGTTGTAGGCAGACAGAAATACGGACTAGGTAGTTTTGTAAGAAAAGCTTTTGGTAAAGCTAAAGACGTAGTTTCTAATGTAGTAAAAAGTCCAATAGGTAAAGCTGCAATAATAGGTTTAGGTGGAGCAGGACTTATGGGTATGGGACCTTTAGCAGGTCTTAGTGGTATAGGTGCTAAGATAGGTGGACTTGGTAAAGCAGGAGGCTTAAGTTCTTTTTTTGGTAAAGGAAGTTTTAATCCTTTAAAGATGGCTATGAATCCAGGTGGAGGTGGAGGACTTGGTCTTAGTAGTTTTGGTAGTTTATTAGGTAAAGTTGGTTTAGCAACAGATGCAGGTGGTTTATCTACTATAGGTAAAGTAATAGGAGCAGGTGGATTACTTGGATACTTCACATCAAAAGGTATAGCACCTGAAGAAGCAGAACAATTATCACAAGATGTTTATAGAGGTAAAGGCGCTGGACTAGATATGATTAAAGCAGATATTCAAAAATACAAATCAGGCGAGTCTAGTGAATCTGAATTATTTGCTAAAGGATATAACTTCTTACCACAGAAAAAATTTATTAGACAAGGTAGTGCTGATGGTGGAAGAATAGGATTACAAAGCGGGGGTGTTAGTATGTCTAATACTCGTGCACAAAACATTGCAGCAAACCAAGCGCAAAACCAAGTAAACCAAGCAAATTTAAATAAAGGTAGAGCTAGGTTACCAGGAAATAAAACTTTTAACGTTTTTATGACACCACAAGGAACAGTAGCAAAAGATCAAGGTATAGCACAACTTGCTAGAGACACAGGTAAAGCTCCTCAAATACAAAATTATGCAATCAATAGTGGAACAGATATATCAAGAATGATTGGACCAGGAACAGGTATAGGAGTGGGGAATCAATCTTATGGCGGAGGACAAACATATTCAAATCTTGGTTTTGCAGCTTTGCAACCTGCTACAACAAGTAATCAAACAACTGCTCCAACAACTATTGCTACAACAACCACTACACCAGATCTTTCAAAACAAGCTGAAGCGTTTGGTCAATATATGAATCAGTTAGTAAAAGATACATATGGCACTGCAGATGATTATAGAGCAGAATCCGCAACTTTAGGTATGCCTGTTGAAGCGTATTTTGATTACCTTACAACAAGTGATCCAAAAAATATAATATATAGTGCTAGAAAAAAAGATCCATATTATGACCCTCAATTTGATATGCCTCGTGATCCAAATGAGATACAACAACTATCTCCTTTAAATATTTACTATCAACAACAATTACAAAAACAGATTAATCAAGGAATACCAGAAGCGGAAAGAATACAAAAAGGTCAAGTATTAGGTTTACCTGGTATGCTACCAACTTCAGGCACAACGCCAAATATTTATGAATCTTATGAAGATGCTTTATCAAGAACTAAAACAGCAATGGGTCTAGCATCAGGCGGCAGAGCAGGTTATGACATGGGAGGTCTTTCAACTATTGAAAGAGCCAAAGCTCTCTTTGAAGAAAGAGACGAAGCAGCTCCAGATCCATCTCCTGATATGGGTAGCATTAAACAATTGTCTAATGAAGAAAAAGAAATGATACAACAATTTATAGAATCTACAAGTCAAGACAAAGGTGTAAGATACACAGATCCTGACGGTAATGAAATGACTTCAAAAGAATTTCAAGACGAGATGAGTAGAATAACAGAACTTGAAAATATGACTATGCCTAAAAGAAAACCTAAAAGAGCCAAAGGCGGTATGATGAATATACCTATGGGTAAACCTAGACAGAACGCTGGTGGAATTACAGAGCTAGACTATAGAGCTAGTGGTGGTTTTGTACCAGTTGGTATAAAAGAAAAAGCAGATGATGTTCCAGCAATGTTATCTAAAAATGAATTCGTAATGACGGCTGATGCTGTTCGAGCAGCAGGTGGCGGGAGTATTGAAAAAGGAGCACAAAGAATGTATAATCAAATGAAACAACTAGAAGGAAAAATGGCATAATGGCTGAAACAACACAAAGAATTTTACCCGCACAATATATAGAAGACTTAGGTCAAGACTATGGAAAACAGTTAGCTGCTTTAACGCAACTACCTATTGATACAAGTCAATTTGCACCTACAGTTGCTTCACAAGATCCTTATCAAACCGCAGCCTATGCACAAGCAACAGATGCAACAAAAGGTTTAGGTGCTTACCAACCTTTTTTAGATAAAGCTTCAACAGCAGCAGATGCTGCTACAGGATTAACAGGTGTTGGTGCAGGTACAGGAGCAGGTTCGATTGCTTCTTATATG